TACCTATGACAATGACGGTGAGCCAGTTTCCTACTGGCCCGAGCAGTGGTCGGTTGACTACCTTCTCGGTCAAAAGGAGTTAGATCCGGTTGCTTTTGCTTTCCAGTACCAGCAACAACCTGTGATGACTTCGGACTTAGTCCTTTCTCCTGATCTGCTTGTTAAGGGAGATGTCGTAACTGAGTTCGATAGTCTTGCTGTAGGAATCGACTTATCAGCTAGTAAAAACGAAACCTCAGACTACACAGCGTTTGTTCTGGGTGGCCGACTCAAAGATAAGTACTACATCATCGATGCTCATCAAGTCCGATCCATCGGGAACCTTGAGAAGATTGACCTCCTGTGCAAAATGCTCGTCGAGTGGGGCATACTTCAGGAGGATACTGAGGGTAAGTACTTCCCCACATACTCAACCTGCACTTTAGTTGTGGAGTCCGTGGCTTACCAGGCATCCTTGGCCGCAGACTTAAGGAGGGTGATGTTGAACGAGTGGGGTCTCGGCAATCTACATATCCACGAGGTGAAGGGATTCAGAGGGGATAAGATTGCTCGATTTAGGGGTACGCTCGGGCTGTTGGAGAACAAAAGGGTGGTGTTCAACAGATACCGTAAATTCGATGTCCTCTTTGATCAGTTAATTAACATCGGTGCGACCTCGCACGATGACCTTCTAGACGCTTACACACACTTGGTTTGCTACCTGCAACGCAGAGGCAATTTCGAAATGGAGTACTGATGGAAGACCTTAAGTTTCTGATTCTTGTTACGGCGCATGATCCTTTATCGCGTTTCGACGCCCTCTTAAAAACGTTAAAGGGGTACTCGGAACTTCCTGGCGTTAAGAATGTATTTATCTTCATCGACTACGAACATGAATCCGATGCCGAGATTCTCAAGGAGCTGTTAGAACCAAACGTAAGAATTCAAACGATCAACGTAATCGTCGCCTCGGAAGACTGGCAGGGCTTCACACTGACGTGGGCACACAAGAATTTGCTCAGGGAAGCAGTCGTCAATAAAATCTATGACTTCTATATCTATACAGAGAACGATATGGTTTTTACGAGTGAAAACTTTCTCTACTGGTTTTACTGGAAGGATCGACTCAAAAAGTTAAATCTCGAGCCAGGTTTTTGCAGGTACGAAGATTACAAGTCAAAACTCGTTCCGTTCGATAACCACAGGGTATGGCAGCTGAACAAACAAACAGACGCAGTTTGGGGTGAGCGTCCCTACGAAGTTCAATCGTACTTAACGCCTAACGATGAGTTCTTGGGGTTTGTGACTTTGGGTAACCCCTACGCGGGAATGATGATCCTCGACCAAGAAATGGCTGAGGAGTACATTCTCTCCCCTAGTTCAGATTTTATAAAAAGTTTTGAACTGACACAGTTTCGTTGCTGGCCGACGGCTGACAGAAGTTCTATGGGACTTGCTTTTGAAAAATTAAGGCCAGGGCAAGAGCACCGAAGGGCAGTGCCGTTAGTGAAGAATGGTGACAGAGTCCAGATCGCTCCGTGCGGTCTTCTCGAGCACTGTGATACCAAATACAGCAGAGAGCTGGAAGAGCAGTTGGGCTCTGTCCTGGATATCTCGGAAATGTTTGGGTACGCTTCCCGTTAGACCTATTGAGATTAGTTTCTTTCAACCTGCAACTTACTCATGCCCCAAGAATCTCACGATCCCGTTAGCAACCCGAGCCACTACAACCAAGGCTCGATTGAGACGATCGACTACATTGAATCTTGCTTGAGCCGCGAGGAGATCTGTGGCGGCTATAAATTCAATATCATTAAGTACATCTCTAGAGAGAAGCACAAGAACGGGTTAGAGGATCTTAAAAAGGCGAAGTGGTATTTAGATCGTCTTATTGCTTACTTGGAATTAAACAGTCCATCAAGCTAGGATAGGCGAAAGAGTCTTTTTATATGGATATCCGCGCCTTTGGTTCGGTGTTTGGCCAGACTTCAGTTCTGCCTTATGCGAGCGGTTATGCCTGGCAGCCCTCTGATGGTGAGGCGCGGTTTCCGACCACGCGTGCGATTTTTGTAGAAGCGAAAAGCACCGCGGGTACTGACAATGTCTTCGTTGAGTTCAACGATGGTCAGGGTCAGATGATTGAAATCCAGAACCTCGATGGTAATTCTGTGCTGCCTTTCGGGGTTACCGCTGTTAGTGGCGGCTCAGTTCAAGGCGTTATTGCTCTTTGGTGATTGGCATGAATCCTTATAACCAGGCTGCTTTTGGTTTTGCTCAGGCTTACCAAATGAATATGCAGGCTGCTGACCGGCAGCGACGGGCTAATGAACCTGCGGACAATGCCTTCGCTGAGGGCGTCTCCGATATCGAGAGCAGCCTGACCTACCAACCAAATCCTCAGTCCCCCGCTCCCCCTACCGAGCAATACTCTGGGGTTGGTCCTGACAATGGTGTCGAAGTTGGCGACGAGAGCGGTAACTCTCTTATGCGAGCCAAGCGTAAGGTTTCGAAGTATTTAAACGAGAAAGACTGAGTTATCATGTTGCCAGTAGCGCTTGTTGCTGGTGTTAATCGACTGTTTTCCTTACTTCACTGAGCGCGAGATCCTGGAGCTCCGTATTCGGACTCTTGAGGACTATGTCGATGGTTTCTTGATCACCGACGCAAACAGAACTCACATGGGTGAGGAAAAGGCTTTTACTTGCCTGGACACCATCCGAGAGCTCGGGCTCCCCGAAGACAAGATTCAAGTCCTCCACGTTGAACTTCCGTCCGCAGAAGAAACTCCGGATCCTTGGATTCGTGAGCGGGGCCAGCGGGATGCGCTTGGAGTTGGGCTTCATATGATGCCTGAGGACACTGTATTTATCTGTTCGGACTGCGACGAGATCGCCAACCCCAAGAAATTTCCGGAGCTTCTTGAGGTTGTCGAACGAGAGAAGGAAAAGATCGTTCGTCTCAGCATGAGTATGCACTATGGCCGGGCGGACCGGCAGCTTGTTTCGCCCACGGGGGAGCTTTTTGACTGGCGTTGCGGTGTGGTTAGCACTGTTGGCCAGTTCAAGGAGCTCGGGACCTTGTCCTCTATGAGGTCAAGCCAGGAGAATTATTACTTTGGTGATCGCGACGCGGGTTGGCACCTGTCGTGGATGGGCGACGCTGATCGTCGGCGCACCAAACTGAAGTCTATTGCTGAGGCGTACATCTGGGATCGTCCTGAGGTACAGAAGTTATGTGATGAGTTCGAGCCTGAGGAGGGCAATACCGACATGTTGGGTCGCGAGGATCATTTACTGACCTCCTATCCCATCGAAGATTTACCTGAGGAAGCAGTTAAACTGGAAAGAGTTCGTAAGTATCTACTTCCCGATGGCAAATAAGATGCCTGCTGAACTTCTTGAGAAGTTTGCTGCCGATCGTGAGGCCAAAAAAGCCCCGAGCGGTGAAGCTGTGAGTGGTTCTGCCGAAACTCGTAAGCGTGCAGCCGCCAAAGCACGGAAGGCTAAGGAGAGCATCTTCCGTAAATGATCCTCTGAGGATCCCCTCTCATTTGTGCGTATAGATGTCTACCTCGACTGAAATTAGAAAAAGATTCAACGAGATCTTAGAGGCATCACGCACTCAGGATCGAAGCAACCAGGCATCGACCATGGTTGTTTTGAGTCACCTACAGCAAATGACCCTCTTGATGATCAAGAAGGGTCTTGCTTTCTACTGCGATCAAGATACTTTCAAAGCTCGTAACCGGTTTTTAAACGACGTTATCTCGCTGAACAAGCTGGATATTCGTTTTCCCGCAATCATTCGGAACTTCTTGATCGACGGCTGCGGCCTTTTTTACTTTCGACCGGACCCGAAACTTAAGTATCAGATCTACTTTTTCAATAAAAACCAGTATCGTGTCTTCCATGACGTAAACGGTAACGTAGAAGAGGTCATAATTGTCTATAGCTATAAGGTAAAGAACGCCAATCTCGGCTTACCTAGTAATAGCTATGGGCAAAACAAGCGCTACGTCCGTCTGACCATCACGCAGGACGAAATTAGCGAGATTGAGACTGATACTGAGCTCAGTTTTGATCTTGAACCTGGATCAGTTCTTACTCCTACGAAGAAAAGACCGAATACTCTCGGATTTATCCCTGCTGTAGAGGTTCTTAACAAGCCAAACGCCAGCGGAACCGAGGGAGAAGGTGAATTTGACCCGTTTATGGAGCAAATTGTGCTCCATGACGAGTTAACTCGCAATATTGCGAAGAATATTGAGTTCTTTGGCAACCCGACGCTGATTAGTTCGCGTCCACGGAGTGATCTGGTGGAAGCCAACGACACTCAGAGCACTTTCCGACCGACTATCAGTAGTCAGAGCGGTTTTGCCGGTACTGACGCACCTTCTACTCGCGTAAGTGAGCCTTTCAGCTCAAGTATGGGAGGAGGTCTCCGGGTCCCTCGCATTATTGCGAACGTTGAGCCCTCAGACCGTGTGGGTTATATGACCCCGGACCCTGTTAACGGGGATATGAACCGGTACACCCTCCTTCTTAGGGAGGAGATTCGTACCGCACTGGGCGGCGTCGACGAAATCTCGATTTCAGCTGGCGCAACCGCTACTGAGATCAAGGGCTTGATGGGTCGCGCCCAAGCCACTGCTCTTCGTAAAAACAAGAGTTTCCTTACTTACGGTTTTTGCCGTTTGTTGGAGATGATGATCTATCACCAGGAGGTCATCTTCCGTGAGTCTTTTATTGCAGCTGCGGGCTTAAAGGAGCCCAAGCCGCCTACAGAAGAAACGGAAGAAAATCTGGAGAAGTATCAAAATTCTCTCCTTAAATTCAAGAACAAAGTCACCCAGTCAATGCAGGTGGCGTTGGAGGAGAACAAGGTTCCTCCGGGTGTTATTGGTATGCCCGAGGATGGGGATCGCGATGTTTCTTACCGGTTCCAAGGGGATGTCTACGAGGACACCGCTTACGACATCAACCAAAAGTCTATTGTTGTTCGTAACTTACAAGAACTTGGTGTCGACAGTATCGAGGCACTTAAGTTTCTTTTCCCCGAAAAGACTGATTCTGAGCGGGCCGAAATGTTGAAGGGTTTCCCCTTCCGAATGGTCCAACAAACACAATCAGCGATGCAACAGTTTCTGGTATTATTAAGCCAGATGTTGCAGTCTCCGCATCCTCTTGCGCCTAATCAGCCTCTTGCGGCTGATCCTAGACTGAATATCACT